GCCGCGCGCACCACGTTGGCGATCCGCTCAGCGCTCTCGCGCGTGAACTGCGTTGGATCGCGTGGGCTGCTCATGGAGGCGTACCAAACGTGGCGAAGCTGCCGCGCGGGTTCACTCGGCGCGTCAGGATCGCTGGAGCGCCAAGCGTCATGCCGCCGAAGCCGTCAAGCCCAACGGGGTTCGGGCTGGCAACCCACTCGCCATTCTGAAAATCAAACACCATTGCGCGACGCTTCTGCGTTCCATCAATAAAGTTAAATCCCACGTCGGGCAGCAGCAGGGCGTGCCCAGACTGACGATAGGCCAGCGTTGCGGTCGTGGCATAATACTGTTTCAGCGTGTTATTGAACTCCTCGGTAACGTACTGCACATCAACGCCTGCAACCTTGACGGTGTCGGCTGCGCAGCCGAGAAACGTCGCGTCGTTGACAAAGTTTTGCAGCCCAAGCCAGGTGCTTGGGACGGCGGAAAAATTCTTTGTGACCTTGATCTGCACAAGGCTCTCATCGGTCGTGAGGCCCGGGAAGTAGTCGTATGCAGAGTTCGTCAGCGGATACTTTGTCGAGCCGTCGTAGTAGAAGAGGGCAGGCACCTGGCCCGGCTTTGACTCAAACGACCACACAGACTCCCGGCTCGTGGGCGTCAGCAGTTCGTCGGCCGTAGCCAGCCCGTACTCGCCAGTGACCTCGATAGCATACGGGTTATCTTCGAACCGCTCATTGACAGACAGTTTGCGAAGCCGCAGTAGCGTGTGCACCGGGTGATACGCGCCCCACGCTGTGCCGGCTGTGGCCGTCAAGATGGTAGTGATGTCTGGCGGGCCGCCGCCCGTCAGCGTGTCATCACTCAACATGCACACCCAGCGGCGCTTCGCCGTGCCGCCTGTCGAGCCGACTTCGTTTTCAAAGGTACGGGCTAGCTCTCTGGTGCTGACGATTGTGCCTGGCATCAGCCGAACCCTCCGAGACGGGCACCGCCGACGATAGCGACGGGCGTGTTGAAGTAGTTTCCGGCCGCTTGCGAGATGCCCTGCGCGATCAGTTGAAGCTGCTTCGTCTGCAATCTCGCCTCGATCAACGCAGGGTCTTGTGCGTTCGCGGCAAGGCCGAGGACGATGTCCTGCCCTTCCTGCGTGCGAATGTCGGCCGTGTTCACTGTGCGAGAGCCAAGGGTATTGAGTTCGCGGATGCGGTCGGACTGACGCGCAAACTCCGCCTGCTCCGCCTTCGCTCGCTCGGCAAGAAGTTGCTGCTGCTGCTGTAGCGCCTGCTTGTACTGCTCGTCCTGGGCTTTCGCGAATTGCTCGCGTTGGGCAGTCTGATCCTGCGTGAAACCCTGCTGCTGTTGCTGGCGGCCGGCGGCAATTTCTTTCTCACCGTTGAGGAGTTGCCCCAACTGCCGAAGCCGATCCGTCGCCGCCTTCGCGGCCTTGAGGTCGCCGTCTTCGCGTGCCTTTTCAACCGCTGCCTTCGTGGCGGCAATCTCTTCTTCGATGGCGGCGAGGTTCTTTACAGCCTGAGCACGGCGCTCTTCTTGCTGCTGAAAGAAAATCGCCCGCTGCTGATCCTGCCCTGACAACTGCTGGAACAACAGATCGTTGACGTTCGCCGCGCCTTGCAACTGTTGCTCAAACAAGCCTTGAAGTTTGGCGACCTCTGCGTCGAGAGCCTCTTTGTTCAAGATGCCGTCGCGGGCCTGCTGCTGGAGAACGGCAACGCCTTCCTGCAGGCGTTGATAGGCCCGGAAGCCGGCGTCGCCGAACTCTGCGGCGCGTGACGACGATTGCACGATCGTCTTGTCGATCTGCTCGAACGCTTTCTGGAATCCCTCTCCGAAGCCCTGCTCTGCGGCTTGCTGCTGCTCTTCGAGCTTCGCTTGCAGTTGATCGAGTTGGGCGAGGCGGGCGGCAGCAGCGTCCGACGCGTCCTGCAGACCCTCTTGCCTGGCGGCCGCAAGTTGTCCCTGCACTCGCTCTGTTTCACGAGCGACGGCCTGAATGTCTTGCTGCACCTTCTCCGCCTGGGCCGACGCATTCAGAAGGTTCGAAATTCGCTTCTGATCATCCTCCGCTTGTTTTGCGGCAGCCTCGACCGACTCCTGTCGCACCGCTATTTCAGCGTCGATCAGTTGGTTGACGTTTTGCTGCGCCTCACCGATTCTCTTGATTTCTTCGGCGGTCATATTCAACGGGTCTTCGACCGACGCGACCACGGCCTCAAACTGCCGCATCGCGTCGGTGACTGCGCTGCTCTGATCAACGATGCCGCCAAAGAAAACGTCGAACCGATCCCGCACTTCTTCGATGTTTGTCTCTACTCGGAACTGCGGCGACCGCTCTCGCTCGATCCGCTCGCGGATACCCTGCAAGAATGTCTCCGCTTGCCCGGCACCTTGGGCTGCGGCCTCGGCGCGATCGCCGCCAAACACGCCGGAGACTGCGTCGCCTACACCCCTTGCCGCATCGGCCAACTCCTCTTGATTCCTCGCAAGAGCCTCCTCGCTTGAGGCGACCAGCGCCTGCCCGGCTGCCTCGAGTTCGTCGCTGAGATAAGAGCCAATCCCCTCGAGCACCTTGCCGAGCGTTAACGCAAGACTGTTCCCGACGATCTCGAATGCGTTGAATGCCACTCGAAGCGTTTCGGAAACAGCCGTAAACACGTCCGCAACTGTGCTGAATACTCCGCCGGCGCTTTCAAGTGCTCCAGAGAATCCGCCAAAGTTTGAAACAAACTGATCGAAAACGCCCGCCAAAAACTCCGCGCCATTCAGCAGCACGTCGGTAATCGCGTTCGCAATCCCCGTGCCTCCTTGGCCTTCGGCCCCGGCAAACTCTTCGACAAACCGCAAGAACTCTTCGGTGATGCCCGTCACCGCCGGGGCGAGATTGCCAACCACTTGCCCGATGATCCCCTCGACTGTGGCTCGAACAAGGTCAAAGCCATCATTCATCTCTGCCACGTTACTGATCTGCGTCTCGTTGACGATGATGCCAAGTCGCTCGGCCCTGGCCCGCAACTCTTCGAGGCTGTCGGCACCTTCGCGGAAGAGCGGCGCGAGCGCAGCACCCTGCTTGCCAAACACTTGAACGGCGGCGGCGGCACGCTCCGCGGCCGTCGGCAGTTGCGAAATAGCGGCCCCGATCGTGGAGAATTGCTGCTCTGGGGCGAGGGCTCGCAGTTCAGCGACAGAGAGGTTCAGCCCCTTCAACGCCTTGTCGAGTTCACCTCCGGGCGTCGCCTTGCCGATGTTCACGGCGAGCTTCTGCACAGCCGACCCGAACGCCTCGGTGTCTACGCCGGCCAGCTTTGCCGCGAGCGAGTAGCCTTGAAGGGCTTCTACGCCGATTCCGGTGCGGGCGCTGAAGTCGTTCAGCGTATCGAGCGACGAGTTCACAGACGTAACCAGCGACGTGATCTGGCTGGCGGCGCTTGTGAACGTGCGACTTAGAACTTGCAGCCCATCGACGATCGCCCTGCCGATCTCCAGTTTCGTGAGCAGGCTGACGTTGCGGTTCAGTCGCTCGATGTTCTTGTCGGCATCGCCGGCCGACTTGCCCGCCCGGTCGAGGTCTTGACTCGCCTTGGCGGCGGCCCGGTTGAACTGGTCTTGCGTCAGCCGACCTTCGCGAAGGTGTACGTTCAACTCTTGGATCTGCTGATCGTACCGCTCCTGTGGAGTGAGGTTCGCGCGGATGATGCGAGCGGCGTCGGCGATTGCATCCGCGCGTTGCTGCTCTGCTTTGGCGGCGGCTGCCCCTGCGCCGAGTGCGTCATCTTTCGCCCGGGCAGCGATCTCTTCAGTGATGGCACCCTGTTCCTGCAGGCGTGTGATACGCTCGATCTGAACAGCACGCTTCTCCTCCTCGCTGCGGTACTGGGCCGTGATCTTCGCGCCTTCGGCGAACGCTGCCGCAGTGTCTTCGGCGGTCAACTGAAGTTCCTTGAACCTCGCCGCGTATTCGCGAAAGTCCAGCCCGTTTCGCAACTCCTCGGTCAGTGCCGCAAAGTCTGCAAGCGTTCGTTGCTGCGCCTCTGCGGCAGCAGACGATTCTCTGGCAAGCGGACGAAACGCGGCGGCAGACTTCTCTGCCTGTTCGGAAAGCGAGTTAAGCGCCCGCTCTACGGGCGTGAGCGACTGCTGAACGCCAGTGGCGTCCGCAGAAATCTTCATCGCTAGCCCGAGGATCGTCGCCATTTCTACTGCCCTAGAACTCCAAGTTGCTTCGCCAGATCACGCACCACATCCGCCGCCTGGGCCTCGTGCTGCGGAGGCTTTCGCAGCGGCACAAAATCGCGCCCTTTCGGGCATTTGCCTCGCGGCGAGTATTCAATTGCTAGCAGTGACGCCAGCAAGCCGGTCTCCTCCCACGAGTCAGGAATCGCTTCGAAGTACCGCGTGTACGCCATCCACTCCGAAATCTCTCGAGAGTCCATCCGCTGGGATAACTCTCGCACCGTCATCTTCAAGTGCCCCGCCAACTGAAACATGAACTGTCGCAGCGGCGAGACGTTCAGCCTTTTCCCAATTCCTCCACGTCAGCCTCCGACATCGAGTTGTGCTTCATCGCCCGCTCGAACAGCCGGCTCATC